AGCACCAATTAGTAGGCTTGGTGGTACCACGTTTGTAATGGACGACGGTGATGACAAATTTCTTCGTAAAAAGCCAGCAGGTGAAGGGCCACCTGAATATGCCGGTATAGAACAAGATGAAACCGATGGGGACAAAACAATTCCTCATAACGAGCTTGTAAGAATACGTACACGTACAGGTCATCAAATATTGTTGCACAACAGTGAAGATTTAATATACATTGGAAATGCTAAAGGCACAACTTGGGTAGAACTAACTAGCAATGGTAAAATTGACATTTATGCACAAGATAGTATAAGCATTCATACAGAAAATGATTTAAATGTTACTGCTGATAGAGATATAAATTTTGTTGCTGGAAGAAATATTAACTTTAATGCTGCCGAAAACTTTTTTATGACCTTAGGAACAAACTATGAAATTAAAGCTGGCGGTGACGGTAAACTTACAGTTGGCGGACAAAGTAATATTAAAGCCGGCGGCAATCATGTAGAAACTGCGGCTAATATTCATATGAATGGTCCATCTGCTGCCGAAGCTGGAATTGCGCCTAAAGCGCAAAGAATACCTTTGCACGAACCTTGGGCAGGTCACGAAAATTTAGATCCATTAAGTCACACATTGGATAAAACTGAAGCAGTACAGTCACCAGAATTAACAGAACCTGCATTTTTTAATCAATACACTACAACATTTGACACCTTTGCTAAAGTAAAAGGAACTGAGGATTAAATAATTTTATGGCTACACAACGATTATACGATAAAATTACTGTAAAAGGTAAAACAGATATAGCTGAAACTCCTTTACCTAGAACATACAGGGGGTTTAGCACTATCAGTGCGGACAGTGAAAGTTATACATTATATGATCTTGCCTTAATTAAACAAGACTTAATCAATCACTTTCATATTAGACAAGGGGAAAAACTCAGCGATCCTGAGTTTGGGACTATTATTTGGGATATGTTATTTGAGCCATTAACTGAAGATTTAAAAGAAGTAATATTACAAAACGTAGAAGACATTATCAACTATGATCCAAGAGTACGTGCTGATGAAGTAGTTATTACCAGCTACGAAAGCGGTCTACAAATAGAATGTACTGTTACGTATCTCCCTTATAACGTAGCAGAAACACTTCAATTTAGATTTGATCAAGCCAACGGTTTAATTACTTAATTAAACTAGCACATTATAAAATCCGCTAAATATAGATATATGGGAAGCGGATATGTCATCAACTGATAGACAAAATAGATTACTAGTAGCAGAAGACTGGAAAAGAGTTTACCAGAGCTTTAGAAACGCAGATTTTCAAAGTTACGATTTTGAAAATTTACGCAGAGTAATGATTAATTACTTGCGTGAAAATTATCCAGAAGATTTTAACGATTATATTGAAAGCAGTGAGTACCTTGCACTTATTGATATGATTGCATTTTTGGGTCAAAGTATTGCGTTTCGTGTTGACCTAAATGCTCGTGAAAACTTTTTAGAACTAGCAGAAAGACGCGAAAGTGTACTGCGTTTAGCACGTTTACTCAGCTACAATGCTAAAAGAAATCGTACAGCAAACGGCCTTTTAAAATTTACCAGCGTCAGTACAACACAGACTGTTATTGACAGTAACGGTAGAAATTTAGCTGGACAAGTAGTTTTATGGAACGATCCTGCTAATAATAATTGGTATGATCAGTTTGTTAAAGTAATGAACACTGCTATGCCAACATCAAGTCAGTTTGGAAACCCAGACGACAAAGCTACAATCTACGGAATTCCCACAGAACAATATCGTTTTCAAACCTATAGCACAGGCGTTCCTGTTTTTGGTTTCACCAAAACTGTTGATGGACGCAACATGAATTTTGAAGTTGTAAGTACAGTTTTAGAAAATGATCAAAACATAGTTGAAGATGCACCGCAAGCTGGAAAACAGTTGGCATTTTTATACAGAGATGATGGTAAAGGCGCAGCCAGTCCGACATCAGGATTCTTTTTACATTTCCGTCAAGGCAACTTAAACACTGGAACTTTTACAGTGTCTCAGCCTAGTACTAATGAAATAATTGACATTGAAGCTAACAACATTAATGATACTGATGTATGGCTCTATCGATTAAACACTAACGGAGTTGAAAGCGAACTATGGGCCAAAGTACCAAGTTTTGAATCTAACAATGTAATTTATAACAGTCTTAAAAAGAACATTCGTAATATTTACGGAGTAGTAACACGTGCCAATGACCGTGTTAGTCTAACATTTAGTGATGGTACTTTTGGTACATTGCCATTGGGAACATTTAGAACTTATTACAGAGTTAGTAATGGTTTGTCTTATACAATTAATCCTAAAGATGTAAGGAATGTTAGTATTGATGTACCTTACATTAGTAATGTGGGGCAAGCCGAAGTACTGACAATTACAATGAATTTACAGAGTTCTGTAAGTAACGCCGCCTTAAGCGAAAGCAATGACAACATTAAAGCCAACGCACCTGCTACTTACTATACACAAAATAGAATGATTACTGGTGAGGATTATAATATTAGTCCTCTGTCAGTAAGCCAAGACGTAGTAAAAATTAAAGCAGTAAACAGATCCAGTAGTGGCATTAGTCGTTATTTTGACCTAATAGATCCTACTGGAAAATATTCAAGTACTAATTTGTTTGGTGACGATGGCATAATTTATAAAGAAGATTACACTGACAGTTTTAGATTTAGTTACACAACTAGAACAGATATTGAAGGAATAATTTATAATCAAATTTTAGATGTGTTAAAAGATACTGATTTACGTAATTTTTATTATGCTAATTTTAGTAAAATTACAACAGGGTCGTTAAACATTGCTTGGTTCCGAAAAACTTCAGATACAAATGAAAGTACAGGTTATGTTGGAGACAGTATTGATTCAACACCTTATAGAACAGGCACATTTGCTGCCACAGACTTACAATACTTTGAAGAAAATGCACTTGTAAAGTTTGAAGCACCAGCAGGAAAATATTTTTTAACTACTGATGATAACAAATTAGTTACTGGTTCAGCCACTGTTCCAGGAGCAGCCACAAGTATTTGGGCTAAAGTTATCAGTGTTAGTGGTGACGGAACAAATAATGGCAGAGGTGAACTCGCAGACGGTAGCGGTCCTATCGTGTTAAACAACATTGTACCTTCTGAAGCCATTGTTTCACAAATTATTCCACGTTGGAGAACTAGTATTGCAAGTAATGTAATTGCTAGTATGATAGAATTAATTTTTGCTAACAAACCATTTGGACTACGATATGACATTATTACTAAAACTTGGAAAATTATATTTGAAGGTAATTTGAATATTAATGATAAATTTAGTTTAGGTAAACAAGGTGATAATAGCAATCAAAAATTAGACAGTAGTTGGTTACTGTTGTTTACTACAGATACTGAATTTTATACTGTGGCTTCAAGAAAATTACGTTATGTTCTTGAAAGTGATCAGCAAATTCGCTTCTTCTTTGAAAAAGCCAATAAAATTTATGACAGTAAATCAAATACTATTGTTAAAGACAGAATTAAAGTTTTAAGCGTAAACAATAAACCTAATGTAACATCAGCCTTTACATTTGACCAAGATTGGGAAATTGATAAAGAATACATAGGGCTAGATGGATATGTTGATAATAAAAAAATTGAACTTGCATTTAGTGATACCGACAGCGACGGAGTTGTTGATGATCCAGATGTTTTTGAAAATATTGTTGATACGTCAACAACAGCTATTCAAGAAAAATATGTTATATTAGAAAGATATGATGTGATTCCAGGTCAACAAGACTATAGATATATTAGTAACAGTAACGAAACAGTGTTAATGGTTGCTAATGAATTATCAGTTGGTAATTTAAACTTGTATGTCGATGGGCAATATTTTTACTTTGAAGATAAAGCAGTCGTTAAAAAATTAGATAAAATTCAAGGTAGATTTGTAACAAGTTTAGATTACAAAGTTTATCCTGGTCGTGCCGGATTAAAATTCCAATACGTGCATAGTGCAGATTATGAAACAAGGATTGATCCTGGCCAAACAAATATTGTTGATTTATATGTGTTAACTAGAGAATACGATGTTGAGTTTAGAAAATGGCTATCAAATAGTATAGACGATGAACCTTTACCATCAAGCTCAGACCAATTGTTTATATCACTGGCACCGTCGTTGAACGCTATTAAATCTGTCAGCGATGAAATCATATATCATCCTGTAAAATATAAAGTATTATTTGGAGCAAAAGCAAGTTTAGATGTTAGAGCTAGTTTTAAAATTATTAAAAATACAGAGCAACCAATTAGTGATAACGACATTAAATCTAGAGTAGTTACTGCAATTAACGAATTTTTTGCATTAGAAAATTGGGACTTTGGTGACAGCTTTTACTTTAGTGAATTAGCAACTTATGTAATGAACAGAACAGCACCATATCTAGTAAATTTTGTAATTGTTCCAAGACAAAGTAATTTGTCTTTTGGTAGTTTATTTGAAATTAAAGCAGATAGTGATCAAATTTTTATTAATGGTGCAACTACAGATGATATTGAAGTAGTAGAAGGCATAACATCCAGTGTTATTGCATCCGGTGGATCTATCACAGCAACAAGTAATGTAACAGCACAACAGAGTGTAACAAGTAGAACAGGGAGTTATTAATGGCTGAAGAGCAAAATGAGTATGGCCTGCCTGTAGGTAAGGGTGAAAAAAGAAGAACTGCTAGATTACTGCCTAGATTTTATAGGACTGAACCTAATAAAAAACTTCTTCAGGCTACAATCGATCAGCTGACTCAGAGCGGTACTGTTAAACGAATTAACGGATTTATTGGCAGACAAAACGCTAAAGCAGTTACTGGCAATGACGTTTTTGTTCAAGCACCTACAACAGAAAGACAAAATTATCAATTAGAACCTTCTCTTGTTGCTAAAGATACTTTAGGCAATGTTACTTTCTTTAAAGATTATATTGACTATATTAATACTGTAGATGTTTTAGGCGGTATTAATAAAAATCATCAAAGATTAAACAAAGAAGAATTATATAGTTGGAGCCCCCAAATTGACTGGGATAAGTTTGTAAACTTTCAGCAATATTATTGGCTACCGTATGGCCCACAAGTTGTTAAGGTATTTGGCCAACAACAGGCAGTAGTTAGTACATATACTGTTGAATTACGAGATGAAGGCGACAATAATGCCTATCTGTTTACTCCAAATGGATTAACACGAAACCCAACTCTTAAATTATACAGGGGTCAAACCTATAGGTTTGAAATTAATACTCCAGGGGAACCTTTTAGTATCAAAACTGTTCGTGAATCTGGAACACTATATCGTTATACAAAAAATGTTTCAGCAAGTTCAGTTCAAAACGGAGTAATTGAGTTTACTGTTCCAGAAGATGCTCCTGACGTTTTGTATTATGTCAGTGAAAACAGTGTTGACACTGGCGGAGCATGGCAGATATTAGACATTGAAGAAAACACATTCATTGACGTAGAAGCAGAAATTATTGGTAAAAAAACTTACAAGTTATCTAGCGGATTGGATTTAAGTAACGGTATGAAAGTTACTTTTGGTGGTAATGTTACACCAGAAAAATATGCTTCAGGTAATTGGTTTATAGAAGGTGTTGGCGACAAAATTAAATTAATTTCTGAACAATCATTAGAAATTGTTACAAGCTATTCAGAAAATTTTGAAGTATTATTTGATGATTCAGGATTTGATACGTTACCTTTCAGTGATGCTACTGCTTATGCTTCAGATAAAGATTATATCACAATTAACAGAGGTAGCATAGACGGTAACGCATGGAGTAGGTATAACAGATGGTTTCATCAAGATGTTATTATTAAAAGCGCACAAGAAGCCGGACTTACTCCAGTTTTAGATCAAACACAACGAGCCAATAGACCTATTATTGAATTCGCTCCAGATTTAAAATTATACGAATATGGTACTAGTGTAAAGAAAGATGTTGACTTAGTAGATTTATATACTAGAGATGTTTTTTCTACTATTGAAGGTAGTTTAGGATACACTATAGATGAAATACCTTTAGCTAATGGACAACGAATTTTATTTTTAGCAGATACTGACGCACTTGTTAGAGGTAAGATTTACAGGGTGGAATTCATCAGTTTACAAGAGCCTAATCAAAATCCTAAAAGACAAATCCACTTAGTTGAAGAATCTGATTCTAGCCCATTAGTTTATGAATCTGTGCTAGTTAAAAACGGTGTTGAAAACCAAGGAAAAGTTTTTTGGTACAACGGTACAGAGTGGAAAACAGCACAACAAAAAACCAAAGTTAATCAATCACCATTGTTTGATTTGTTTGATTTAGACGGTGTTAATCTTAATGATGCTACAAAATATTCTGGATCAACATTTACTGGTAATAAAGTTTTTTCTTATAAAGAAGGGTCAGGTAGCAATGATCCAATTTTAGGATTTCCTCTTACTTACAGAAATATTAATAATGTAGGCGATATAGTTTTTACTTTTGATCTATTACAAAATCAATTCTTTTATAAAGAAGGTGTTGATGTTATAACTGAAAATACTGATAGTAAATTTCTTAAAAAAATTATAGATAGGGAAACAGGGGTTCATGTCAACGGTTGGGTTATAAATCAATTAACTAATGTACAGCCTATTGTTAGGATCTATAAAGATTCTAAAAATACTACAGAGTTCTTAGTAGATGTATATGATAACATTGACGAGCTTGCTGATCTAAAAGTAAAAGTTTATATTAATGGCAAAAGATTAGACGCATCTAAATTTGTTGTACAAGATACACCCGTATACAAAAAAGTAGTACTGGCTACAGCAGTTAACGAATCAGATGTTGTTACATTAAAATGCTATGCTAAACAAAATAAAAATAATAACGGGCATTATGAAATACCATTAAATTTACAAAACAATCCGTTAAACAACAACATTAATATCTTTACTCTTGGTGAAGTTATTGATCATGTTGACAGCATTGTAGATAATTTAGATGTGTTTGTTGGAGCATATCCAGGAACTGGTAATCTACGTGATTTAGGAGTTATTGCGCCTTACGGTACAAGATTTGTTCAACATAGCGGGTCAATGAATCTAGGACTTTACTTTTTAACATCTAAAAATTCAAACGTAATTAAAGCTATTGAGACTGTTAGAGATGATTACGGCAAGTTTAAAAGAAACTTTGCTAATACTGCTAAAGAGTTTGGTGACGATTTGTCTATTAAAGATTCAGTAGACAAAATACTATTTGAAATTAATAAAGACAAACCAAAAATGTCACCGTATTATTTTAGTGATATGATTGGTTATGGCGCAGCAATTAAAACAGATTATGAAGTAGTTGATTTTAGAATTAAAACTTATCCTATTAGTAATGTGTTTGATCTTAATCAGTTAACAAATAAAAGCGTCAACGTATACTTAAACAATGAACAATTAGTATATGAAAAAGATTACACCTTTAATGAAGGCGGGTTCGTAGTTATATCTGCAAATATTGATAATGGCGATGTGATTACTGTTTATGAATATGAAAGCACTGACGGTTGCTTGATACCGCCAACTCCAACAAGTTTAGGATTATGGCCAAAATTTGAACCAAAAAAATATTTAGATACTACATTAGTTGCACCACAAAATGTGATACAAGGACACGACGGCAGTGTCATTTTAGCGTACAATGATTATAGAGATGACTTAATATTAGATTTAGAAAAACGTATTTTTAATAATATTAAAGTAAATTATGATCCTGTTATATTAGACATTTATGATTATATTGCTGGTTATAATAGAACAACTGATTACACATTAGAAGAGTTTAATAAAGTATTAGCTCCTAATTTTTATCAGTGGACAACGTTAATAGATAGAGATTTTACAAAACCTCTAAGTTACGCACCTAATAATCCTTTTACCTACAACTATTCTAAGAGCTCTGCACCAGATGGAACATCTTTACCTGGTTACTGGAGAGGAGTTTACAAATGGTACTTTGACACTGATAGAGTCCATTTGTGCCCATGGGAAAGTTTAGGTTATAGTATTGAACCATCGTGGTGGCAAAACGTGTATGGACCTGCTCCGTATACAAAAGATAATTTAATTTTATGGAATGATTTAAAAGATGGTATCGTAAGAGAGCCAGGAAAACCTTTAGTTAGAAAAACAAAATTTGCAAGGCCAATTTTAGAAAACATTCCAGTAGACGAAAATGGTAACCTAGTAGCACCAGTTGATGCTAATATTGCTAATGGGTTTTTCTCGTCACAAATTACTGATGACTATGTGTTTGGAGATCAAAGTCCTGTAGAAACAACATGGAGAAGAAGTAGTTACTATCCATATAGTGTGTTATCTGCAATGACTTTAATGCAACCAAATAAAGTTATTGGATCTTTAATTGATAAATCTAGAGTAATTAAAAGTGATAGTCAACAGTTAATATACAAAGATACTGGATTACGTTTAAGACTAAAAGATTTAGTAGTTCCCTCAATCCCAAGCGATGACACAAGAGTTATGACGGCAGGGTTGATTAACTTTGTCGTTGATTATATTTTAAGTGATAACTTAAAATCAATAACTGAATTTAAAAATGATCTAACAACATTAACAAATCAGTTAAGCCATAGACTAGGCGGGTTTACTAGCAAAGAAAAATTTAATTTAATATTAGATAGCAAAAGTCCAACTGCTACTGCTGGTGTTTTTGTACCGCAAGAAAATTACACAGTATTTTTGAATACAGGATCGCCTACTAAAAAATTAACGTACAGTGGCGTTATTGTTACTAAAATTTTAACAAAATATGGAAGTGGATTTGAAGTAAAGGGTTATAGTCAAAAACAACCTTTCTTCTACTATTATCCATGGACACAAAGTGGCAACACTATTAATGTTGGCGGTATAAGTGAAAGTTTTATTCAGTGGACTGCTGGTCAAATTTATACTGCTGGAAATATTGTACAGTACAATAATGCATATTATAGAGTAAAAACAACACACACTGCTCAAGCAAATTTTGATAATACGTTATATCAAAAATTGCCTAAACTTCCAGTTGTAGGCGGTCGTGATGCCATTGTTAGAAAGAAATGGGATCGAACTCCTACCATTGTAAATTATGGAACAACTTTTAGAACTATTCAAGAAGTAGTAGATTTTTTACAAGGTTATGGTGAATACTTAAAAGACCAAGGGTTTGTTTTTGATGAATATAACACTGACTTAAAAGAAATTACTAGTTGGGAAACTGCTGTAAAAGAATTTTTATTCTGGACTACTCAAAATTGGAGTACTGGTGAGGACAAGTATGTTGATTGGATTCCTGATGCAGAATATAAAGAGGGCGTAATTGTAATTTACAATGGAGATTACTACAGATCAAAATTTGATCACACAACTACTAATTTGTTTGACTCAACATTATATGTTAGATTAGAAAATCTCAGTCAAGACGGCGCTAGTGCTATAGCACTAAGTCCATCAGCTCTTGGCCTTGCAATGAATTTAGAATTTAACGTTGTTGATGATCTAAGAGATACATTTAATGACTATGAAATTTTTAGAGCAGATGGACAAAAATTTGATCAGAACTTTTTAAATTATACTAGAGAAGACAATACATTTGCTTTCAGTCCACGAGTTGATGGCATTGGAATTTATGGTGCAGGATTTTATCTTGTACAAAAAGAGCATGTTCTTTTAATTGATAATGTAACACAATTTAATGATACTATCTATGATTTAGAAGCAGGATATCGTCAAGAAAGAATTAAGGTAGCAGGTTATAAAACATCTGACTGGTATGGCGGTTTTGATATTCCTGGATTTATCTATGATAAAGCATATATTGAAGTATGGCAACAGTGGAATGATTATAATTTAGGTGATATTGTAAAATATAAAGAGTTTTACTATAGTGCATCTAAATTTTTACCTGGCGCAGAAGAATTTGTAGCCAGTGACTGGATTAGATTAGATGAAAAACCAGAATCTCAATTATTACCTAACTGGGATTATAAAGCAGATCAATTTACTGACTTTTATGATTTAGAAAGTGATAATTTTGATGCAGGCCAACAACGTATAGCTCAACATTTAATTGGCTATCAAAAGCGTCAATATCTTGAAAATATTATTAAAAACGATGTAAGTGAATACAAGTTTTATCAAGGTATGATTCCTGAAAAAGGCACAACAAATGTGTTGAATAAACTATTTGATGTGTTAAGTGCTGCGGATCAAGAAAGTATTGACTTTAATGAAGAATGGGCAGTACGCCTTGGGCAATACGGTGGTTCAGACGCATTTGAAGAAATTGAATTTAATCTTGATCAAACACTGTTTAAAACAAACCCACAGGCATTTGAACTTGTAAATGTAGTTGATAATAATCTTGTAGATTTTGTTATCAGACAAACTCCTGCCCAAATTTACGTTAAACCTAAAGAGTACAATAATAATCCTTGGCCATCCCGTACCGGTGGCAGAGATTATTTAAGAACTCCTGGCTATGTTAGATATGATCAAATTAATGTTAATATTGATTCTTTAGACAACATTGTTAACGAAGATATAGATACATTCAAAGATGGTGATTATGTTTGGTGCGCATTCCAAAATAGAGATTGGAATATCTATAGATTTACACCTGCAGAATTTTTTGTAAAAGATTTAGAGTATAATAACAATGTGTTAAAAATACAATGTGATAAAATACCTTCTGTTGAAGCAGGAGACTATATTGGTATTATTAACAGCGACTTAGTTAAGGGGTTTCATAAAGTTGATGATGTTGTTCTTAACAACATTTACATTAACAAAACAATTAAAAATTGGAAAGATCCTTTCCAAGATAGTGCGCAAATATTAATTTATAAATTAACACCACAGCGTTTTTCCAGCATTGATTCAATAACTTTGCCTAAAGTTATTAAAAATTCTGAATATGTTTGGACTGATGATGTTGGTAACGGCAAACCTGGAGTATGGAAAAATATTCCAGTTTATGCTAGGAAAAAATTAACAAACCCATTATTGCCAGCTGGTAGCAGATTAGGTAAAGCACTAGCAGTAAGTCGCAATGGTCAAATAATGGTAACGTCCAATGATCAAGATGAAATACTTGTTTACAACAAATCTAACAGCACTACAGGATGGACACGTAGACAAAGTTTACAGCCAGCTCCAGCACTTGGTGTGCTAACAGGATTTGGCGATGTGCTGGCGCTAAGTGAAGATGGTAAATTTATGGCAGTCGGCCTACCAAACTCAAGCACAGTGTCTACTAAATTTAAAGGCGATTATAATAATACTGGTGCTGTTACATATAGCGCAGGCGATATTGTAAGAGTAGGAAACACACACTGGAAAGCCAAAAAAACTGTAGTAGGTGATGGTAGTTCTATTAGCTTAAACTCATTAGATTGGGAACCAGCATATTTGATAGAAGTTGATAATGTTGGAGGAACAGCCAGTGTATTAGCAAATCAAGGTATGGTAATTCTCTATATTAGAGATGACAACGGTGATTATGCGTTCTTAAATTCTTTTGTAAGTCCAGAACCAACTACAAACGAATATTTTGGATCAAAAATTAAAATAGCCAAAAAAGATAACAGCTATACTATGGCTATTAGCAGTATTGGATATAATTCAGGTCAAGGTAGAGTTTACTTATTTGATTATAATAGCACAGCCAGCAGATGGCAAATGGGATACGATTCTAAATATAGAGGTTTTTATAGTGGTACTGTAGAATATGGAATTGGTGACATTGTGTTCTATGACTTTAAACTATATCAAAACATTAGAGCCTGTGAAGGAATTAATCCAGAAACAACAAATAATTGGCAACGTATCACAGATAAAAATATTTTAGGTTACTTCCCACAACAGATAACAACTGCTGAAACAGATTCTAATTTAGATTACTTGCCAATGGTAGGTGATGGATCTACAGTAATTGATGGGTTAGGAGATTCTACTACACAAGCTAAAGAAACTGTTGAAGCTATAAGACAAGGGGATCAGTTTGGGTATGACTTTGACTTTAGCCAAGATGGTTCGTATCTTATAGTTAGTGCTCCTTTAGCAGATCAATTAGTATATGAAAATTTTAGAGGAATATATAGAACTAATCAAACTTATATACTTAACGATGTTGTTCTGCATTCTGGAAGTTATTACAAGTGTTTAATAAGTTTTAATGGTGTTGCTGCCGGTGTATTTGATGCTGGTAAATGGCAACTATTGTCGTCATCTCTTGAAGCAAATAATGGCAAAGTGTTTGTTTATAAAAAAGATGAAGATAGTTATGACCTTATACAAACTTTAGGAAGAAGTAACGTAAACTTTACCAGCGCCGAAAAATTTGGTGAAAGCGTATCATTAGCATCAGATGGAAGCACCGCGGCTATTGGTAGTTTATTAGCTGATGACATTAAGACTGATCAAGGCGTTGTACGAGTATTCAATTTACAAAATAATAATTTTGTATTCAAACAATTAATTAAAAATAGAAGCCCAGAATCTGTTGAAGGGTTTGGTGCTGAAATAAAATTTATAAACAACAATAAAACTCTTGCAATATTAAGTGCGTTAGGTGATAGTACAATTACTACAACATTTGATTCTAACAACACAACATTTGATAGAACTTCAACAAGGATTCGTGACTTTAATAGAGACAGCGGTAGAGTTGACATTTACGACAAGTACAATGAAAACTTTATATTTTCAGAGTCATTGCCAGTAGAAAATTCTAGTATTGATAGATATGCTTATGCGTTTGATGCAGGCAATAACGTTATTGTAACATCAGCTATAAATGCAGTAAGCACATCAGTTAGAAATGGTGCATTATACACATATACTAAGTCTACAAATGGATTTAGTTGGACATTGGATCAACAAGAGTCTAACAAAGTTGATATTAGTAAAATTAAAAAAGTTTTCTTATACAATAAGAAAACAAACGATCTAGTAACATACTTAGATGTTATCGACCCAGTTCAAGGAAAAATTGCCGGGGTTGCAGAGCAAGAAATCAAATACAAAACATATTATGATCCGGCTACTTACTCTATTGGTACAGATGATCTACGTGTAGATGAAGGAATGGCTTGGTTAGATAATCAAGTTGGTACACTGTGGTGGAATCTCACAAGGGCTAAATTTTTAGATAGTTATACTGGTGACATTGTTTATAAAAACAGCACTTGGAATACATTATATGAAACTGCAAGCATTGATGTTTATGAATGGGTTGAAACTAAACTAACACCAGAACAGTGGGACGCAAAAGCTGACACCGAAGAAGGACTCGTATTAGGTATTAGTGGCACTAGTTTATACGGTAATAATGCTTACAGTGTAAAAAGAAAATATGATTCAGTTTCTCAAACTTTTAGAAATACCTATTATTTCTGGGTTAAAAATAAAACTATAGTCCCAAATGCACAGGGAAGAAGTATTTCTGCTAGTGATGTAGCTTCTTTGATAAGAGACCCTAAAGGACAAGGACTTAAATTTATACAATTTACAGATACTGATTCTTTCAGTTTAGTTAATATTACTAACAACTTACAGAACAGTGAGACTGTTTTAGCAGTGCAATATTGGATCGTTGATCAAGAAAAACTGAATATACATGCTGATTGGAAGATTATTAGCGATAATAAAAACACAGAAATTCCGTCACTAATAGAAAGAAAATGGATAGACAGTTTAATAGGGGTTGATGAAAATAATAAATTAGTCCCAGATATTAATTTGCCACCTAAACAAAGATACGGTGCACAATTTGTGCCAAGACAAAGTATGTTTGTTAATAGATTAGAAGCGTTAAAACAATTTGTTGAAAGACTTAACAGTGAATTTAAAAAATTATTAATTGTTGATGCTGTTGATTTAACTGATTTTAATTCTATTGATAAAGAACCGTCGACAATTTCTGGATTATACGACTATGTTGTAGATGCAGACAATGAACTACGATTAATTAATACAGGTGGTTTTAGAGCACCAAGTTTGAGACCAGTGGTAGTTGATGGTGAAATTATTGATGTTTTAATTGATAATGCAGGTTCTGGATACATCTATGCTCCTTACTTAACAATTAATGGAACAGGTAAAGACGCTAGAATTAAAACTATTATTGATGAAACTAATGGTAGTATTATTGGTGTAAACATAATAAACAAAGGTTACGGATACAATGAATTTGCTACAACAATTACTGTAAGAGATTTGTCTACTCTGGTTAAAAGCGACACTAATGCTATTGGCCGCTGGAGCATTTATGCTTACAATACTGTATCAAATTCTTGGACTCGTACAAAAACACAAGGGTATGACGTTACTCAATTTTGGAATTATATTGACTGGTATTCAACTGGATACAATCAATTTACTAAAGTTGATTACATAGTGGATGGAACTTATCAACTTTACACATTAGAAGCTGACATTGGCCAAATAGTTAAAGTTAAAAATGTGGGATCAGCAGGTTGGGTATTATTAGAAAAATTCTCTAATATCAAGAGTGTAGATTACACTCAGTCATATAGAGTAGTGGGTAGACAAAACGGCACTATTCAATTGTCTAATAAATTCTATCAATTTGTAGACACTAATTTAGGCTTCGATGGTCCATTATTTGATGCTGATACTTATGATAATTCTGGATCTATTGAGTTAAGGATTATTCTTACAGCCCTTAAAGATAAAATATTAAAAGATGATTTAAGATACATCTATTTAGATTTATTCTTTGCTAATTTACGTTATGTATTGACAGAACAAACATTTGTTGATTGGATATTTAAAACAAGTTTTGTTAAGGCCATGCATAATGTTGGCGAATTAAAACAAAAAGTTACTTACAATAATGATAGTTTAGAAGATTTTGAAAATTATATTTCTGAAGTAAAACCATACAGAACTAAAATTAGAGAATATGTAAGTAACTACACAGCTAAAGATGACAGTCAGAGTGTAGTAACTGATTTTGACTTACCTGCGGTTGCCAAAGGAAATAAAATAGAGCCATTAACAGTTACAGTAGACAATGAGACTATAGTAACTAATGATCCTGAAATTAATGAATATCCATGGAAACATTGGTTGGACAATGCTGGTTTTAAAGTAGACGAAATCACATTAGTTGATGGTGGTTCTGGCTATATTAATCGTCCTGTAGTAAACATTATTGGTAAATGCACTACACCTGCTGTGGCTAGAGCGTATATTGCTAACGGTAAAGTTACAAAAATTGAACTATTATCTAAAGGTTCTGGCTATCTAAAAGCACCAATTATAGAAGTGTCTGGCGGATTTGCCACAACAGGTACAACTGCTAGAGCAGTAGCTATTATTAAAAATGATGTTGTGCGTAGTAATTTAATCAAAATTAAATTTGATAGAATTACTAGAAACTTCTTTATTACAGATTTGTCTGTTACAGAAACATTTACGGGTACAGGGTCTAGATTACAGTTTCCATTAAAATGGAGCCCAGACACTCGCATTGGTAATACAACTGTTACTGTACAAAATCAAGAAGCACTACGTGATACCTTTACAGTTACTAGCAGAAAATCTACTAGTAGAGGATATACTTCATATTCTGGACTGTTAACGTTTGATACTGCACCTGCGGTAGGTGAACAAATTAGTATTACCTATGTAAAAGACTTTAATAATTTGTCTGCGGCAGATCGCATTAATTATTACTATAATCCAGAAACTGGGCAGTTAGGTAAAGATATGGCCCAACTTATGACTGGTGTGGATTATGGCGGTGTAAACATTGTAGGACTTGATTTTAAAGCTAGTAATGGCTGGGATGAATTGCCATGGTTCAATGACGTATGGGACACATTTGATGCAACGTTTGATGATTACATAGTTACAGTATCAGATAGCAGTTATGAATTCCAATTGCCATACACTCCTGCTGTTGGACAGCAAATTAACGTTTATGTTAATGGTGTAAGAATAGACGATCTATATTTTGATTTGTACGACGGAAGCACTGTACAACCTAATGGCAGAGTTGTAGCACCTGCTACAGCTAGAATGAAAACAATTATTGGTAACGGAACTACTAGTACTTTTGCTTTACCTAACTTAACAAATAACCCGCCACTAGATATAAATTCTGGCGACCAAGTTATTTTTAGAAAGGCCACAAGTGATGGATCACAAGCACCAAATAATTTGGATTATGATACTGCGCTAAGTGGCGGAGATATGGCATATTCTACAGCAACAGGTCTTGCGGCTGAGGATATTATTGTTGATGGTGACGGATTTGCAACACCAACTTCTAGCCCAGCCACAGAAGAAGTAGTGCCAGGTCAAATTTTTGACGCAGTTGCAATTAAAGTATTTCACAGACCAACTAATGGATCTGCCAATGTTGTAACTAAAAATTATGTTGCAGATGGCGCTACAACATCTTTTTCTATAGAACAGTATCCTAATACACAAGAAGCATTGATAGTAAAAATTAATAATAACATAGTTGATTTAGATACCGAGTACACTGTTAATTATGACACTAAATCAATAGAATTTTTAACAGCTCCTGCAGACAAAGCTATAGTATCTGTAACTAGTTTTGGTTATAATGGAACTGACATATTAGATCTTAATTATTTTGTAGGCGATGGCAGCACAATTGAATACATTACTGGAGCAACATGGAGTGAATCAGCAACATCATTAGTAGTTGTTTCTGGAGTACCAAAAGATTATGTATTGTTTAGGACTGACGCATCTTATGAAAGTAAAGATAAAATTGGAATAAGATTTGGCGCTGCTCCAGATGATGGTACAGTTATCAATTATCTAATTTCAGGATCTTCAGAAAGAACATTCAGTTTAACATCTAAAGAAACTATTGTAGGCGACGGCTCAACAAGCATGTTTACGTTGTCAAATAATTTAGGCAATAAAGATCCTTTTGAAGCTAATATTATTGTTAGAAATGCCAATACAAATCAAATTTTGTCTGGGCCTGATAACACGTATTACACTCTTACAAATGATAATTTAAGATATAAAATTCCTACAGTTAAGTTTGAAGCTGATTTTTATGAAACTAATGATTTTAAAGTCTATCTTAATGGTGACGAACTGACATTAATGTTAGATTACACACTTGATTTACTAACCGGTGAAGTTATTTTAAATATCGACACATATGTAGATGACGGCAGATTAATTGTAAGCATATTACCAAACGCTCAATATCAAATATCTACAGACTCTACTAATAAAATTATATCTTTTGCCAGTTCACCTGCATTGAATCATGAAATTGTTATACTCAGTATGTATAATCATGATGTTTTAGATATTGAACGTAGTCATATTACAATAGAAACTGCTAATTCTTTAACACCTGACACGGTTGAATATTTAGAATATGGTAAATCGTTAGGTGGTATACTTGCTCTAAATAGAGAAGTTGTAAGTGATGATTTTGTGTTAGTTATTAAAAATAACACGTTACTGACTTCTAGTGTAGATTATGTATTGTTACCTAATAAACTTGAAGTTAAATTAACTGATAGTCCCGTAGACGGTGATGAATTTAGTGTAATAACATTTTCTAGCAATGTATCTAAAGGCGGTTTTGGATATATGCAGTTTAAAGATATGCTAAATCGAGACCACTACAAGAGAATTTCTAAAGATAAAAGTACAATTCTTGTTGAGCCGTTAAACTATTATGACAATCAAATTGTTGTAGACAATGGCACAGTATTAACAGAACCTAACAGAGGTAGAAATTTACCAGGTGTAATTTATATTAACGGTGAACGAATTGAATATTTTGTACTTAATGGCAATATATTATCACAAATTAGAAGAGGAACACTAGGTACTGGAACACCTCTAGTACATGCTTCTGGTTTAGATGTTATAGACATTGGGCCTACAGAAACAATACCGTACACTGACGAAATGATTATTGATACACACGTTCACGACGGTAGTACTAATTTAATTCCATTGCAGTATAGACCAGAACCAACAACAGGTACTATAGATGACGGCAGTACAGAATATACTGAATGGTTTAGAAGTACTATTCCTGCACAACTTGGCCAATGTGACGAAATTGAAGTATTTGTTGGCGGATACAATATTAAAGGAACATGGGAATCAAACATTGATTATAGTATGAATGAGATAGTTGTATATGGATCTTATATGTTCCGTTGTGTACAAAATCATACTAGTGGCGAATCTTTTGCAGATGACAAAAACAAATGGGAATACTTTGTGGGAACACAGAGATTGAAGAAAGTTCCGTATAAAGTTTACAACAACGATTTACATCCAGAAAGCCCCGAGGGCGATGAACAGTTTGAAGCAGATTTTGCTGTAGACGGCACTTCACATACTGTGCGTTTAACACAGGATCTAACTATTGGAACTAAAGTTGTAGTTATAAAGAAAGTTGGACATGTTTGGAATGATCCAGGCAAGAGCTTAGTTGATTCTAACAACAAAGTTGCTAATTTCCTTAAGAATACTAGCACTTTATTCCCTCGATAAATACACTGATTGAGAGACAACCATGCAAAATAGAGACTTAACAGGATTACATATAGAAGGCCATATTAAAATTTGGTACCCTGAGACCGGTGAAATTGCTGTAAACAAGCGAAATGCCATACATTATGAGAATATGAGCATAGCACTTGCGGATAGTATTGCCAACTCTGGTCAGGGTTTTATATATGAAATGGCATTTGGAAACGGTGGAACTACAGTAGATCCCACTGGAATTATTACTTACTTGACACCAAATAGCACTGGTATTAATGCTAGTCTTTACAATCAACGTTATAGTAAAGTAGTTGACGATAGAAGTGTTTCTAACGTTGATCCTACAAGAAATTATATTGAAACAAGACACGTAACTGGAGTTAATTATACTGATGTATTTGTGACTTGTTTATTAGATTACGGCGAGCCTAACGGTCAAAACGCATTTGACAATACGACAGATAACGAAGGCAATTTTGTATTCGATGAATTAGGACTCAAATCGTATAGTACTAGTGGTCAAAGTAGATTATTGACCCATGTAATTTTTCATCCAGTACAAAAAAGTTTAAATCGATTAATTCAAATTGATTACACAGTTAGAATTCAAAGCCTTACAGGCATAGCTGGAGCATAAGATGGCATATCAAGTTAGATTTACTGATACTACTAAAACTCCGATCACAGTACAAGATCAAACTCTTAACACTGAAAAGAGTGTAGCGTTTGTTGGTAAAAATTATGCCGGTTATAGTCAAGCTATTGCAGAAAACTTTTTACATTTATTAGAAAATTTTGCAAAAAGTTCTCCCCCAACAACACCAATTACTGGACAATTATGGTATGATACCACAGTTGGGTCTAATAACCAACTTAAATTATACGATGGTACCAGTTGGGTAGCGGCAGGAAATGTTAAAAAATCAATTAATGCACCAACAACATCGGTCATTGGAGATCTTTGGGTAGATACAGATAACCAACAGTTATATTTGTATAATGGTACAAGTTGGGTTTTAGTTGGGCCACAATATAGCATAGGTCAAAAAACTGGTGCAGAAGTTGAATTAATTTCTGACACAGTCGGTGATAATATTAGACCATGTTTAACACTGTTTGTTAAAGATGAGCGTGTAGCAATTATAAGCGAATATGATTTTACACCTAAATCAGCTATAGAAGGTTTTAGGGATATTAAACAAGGTATTAATTTATCTACAAAGAATTTTAATTCAAGCGTTACAGGTAATAAATTTTGGGGTACAGCAGAAAAAGCAGAAGCATTGATTGTAGGCGGAGCGGCTATTGCCGCTGCAAACTTCTTAAGAGGCGATGCAATCAGTACTACCAATTACGGGTTAAATGTTAGAAACAACGCAGGTGTTAGTATTGGTGGTGATCTTGCGCTGAGTATTAGTATTGACAGCAACACTGTTGTATTTTATAACAAAATATCTGGCTCAAGTATAGATTTTAAAGTAAAAACAGCCACAAGTAATCCTACAGTATTAAGAATTGACAGTACAGAACGTGTAGGTATTAATAAAACTAACCCTGATGAAGCATTAGATGTTACGGGCAATATTAAAACTAGTGGCCAACTTATTGTAGCAGGTACTGAAAATGCCACAAGTTTAGTAACAGGTAGTATTAAAACTAACGGTGGTGTCAGTGTTACGAAAAGCCTTTTTGTTGGAGAAGGTGTAAACGTAACTGGGTCTAGCTCATTAGAAAATATTTTACCAAAAACTGACAGTACATACAATTTAGGATCCAATGCAGTACGTTGGAGTAACATTTATGCAGATAATGTTACTGCTGATAATTTTACAGGTAGTTTTACTGGGTTTTTAACTGGCAATATTAGTGGTAGTGCCGGTAGTTTAGTTAGTAATACTGAATTTAGTTTAGGTGATAGATTAGACGGTTCAGGAAATATTATTCAAGCTAGTGATGTTGTTAGTACTGGGATAAATTTTAATGGATCAACAACCTCTGGTAAAGTAGTTTTGACAGGTATTATTGCTAGTACATTCATTACTAACAAAACCCCATTATTAGATTCTTTTAGCACTGATGAAATACTTATAAGTAGAAGCGGAAATCTTAGAAAAAGTACAAAAAATACTTTTTTAAGAAACGTCCCAACAGTACCAACTGGTGCAATTTTTCCATTTGCAGGTACAGTTGCCCCAACAGGATATTTGTTCTGTGATGGTAGCGAGCAACTCATAGCTAACTATCCAGAATTATTTGCTGTAATTCAATATAATTATAAACCTTTAAGTCTATTAGTAGGTGTTTCCACGTTTGCTATTCCAGATTTACGAGGAAGATTCCCACTAGGTAGAGATAATATGGGTAACGGCAGCGATAACCCAGCAAATAGAGTTACCGATGTTGCCGCTGACTCTGTTGGTGGTGTTGGCGGTAGTAGTGAAGTTGCACTTACAAGAAACAATTTACCAGAACACGTTCATGATCTCAAAGGTAATGCAGGAAGTCAATTCTACGCATTTAGACCTAGTGCTGGATCACCTCCAGATACTAACGCTGAAGGTGCTAACGGACTCGTTGCTAGTGGTCAAGGCCAACTTATGGTAGACAGTGGCGGCATATTTGTAGATGATTTGCCATCAAGTACTTTAGGTGTACCTGTTGGAGTAACAAACCATTACCAAACATTTAATTATATTATATTCACAGGTAGGATAGCATAATGGCGTATGTATTAAACAAAACTGACGGATCAGTTTTAACTGAATTGATTGACAGCACCATTGATCAAACAAGTACGGATCTTACACTGATCGGAAAAAACGTATCTAATTACGGTGAATATTTTAATGAAAATTTAATTAAACTTTTAGAAAACTTTGCCAATACTACTGCACCAAGTTTTCCAATATCTGGACAAATTTGGTACGATACATCAGATAATAGATTAAAAGTCTATGATGGCACACAGTTTAGAACTAGTGGCGGCCCTATTGTATCTGGTACTACACCCACAAATTTAATACAGGGTGATCTTTGGGTAAACAACATAACAAATCAAATGTATTTTTATGATGGCATTGATTTGTTATTAGCTGGTCCTTTATATAGTGATGAACAAGGCATTTCTGGACCTGAAGTTGTAAGTTTACAAGATTCGTCAGGCAATTTAAAAGTTATTGTTAAAGAATGGTGCGGCCAAACTTTAATGGGAATTTATAGTAAAGACGAGTTTACACCTGCTTCACCAATTGACGGATTTACTGGAACAGTTAAAAAAGGATTTAATGCAGGTACACTTTCAGATTTTAAATTACATGCTACGGCAACCAAGGCAGATGGACTAACAAATCCTAGCAATCCAACTGGAAATGCGTTAACTGCAACATCTTTTGTTAGTACGACTAGTAATAGTACAATGCAAGGTACACTATCTGTACAAAATGGAACACCATTAGTACTTGGGCCAAATCAAAACAACGAAGTTAGGATTAGTTCATCATCCTTTCAAATGGTCAGTAATAATTCTGGTCAAGACTTTGTTGTAAAAGTAAGAAATGCATCATTTACTAATGATGCTATTATGGTAAAACCTTTAACATCAAGGGTAGGTATTTTTAATTCTACTCCAACAGCTACATTAGACGTTGGGGGAGATGTAAAATTATCAGGCGATTTAACACTAACTGCTGGGAAATTTAAGCCTTATTATAATAGAATTGTAACAACTCATACTGCTGTTTCTGGAGAAAGATTAATAGTTGATATTGTTGCTCCAATAACAATAACACTTCCAGCAAGCCCAGCAGTGGGTGATTACGTCACAATTATTGATGCTAGTAGTGCAGGTTTTGGCACACATAATGTAACAGTTGCAAGAAATGGCAGCAAAATCAATAATGCTACTTCAGATTTGGTAATAAATCAAAGTGGCAGAGCATTTACTCTTGTCTATGTAGGGGCGACAAGGGGCTGGGTTTATGAGAATAACCTAGTTTAAATAAATATAGAAAAGGGGTTTAGGGAATGCCTTATAACATTAATAGATACAACGGAACATTGTTAACTACTGTAGAAGACGGTACAGTTGACACAACCTTAGATATCAAACTTATCGGTAAAAATTACGCAGGTTACGGCGAAGTTCAAAATGAGAATTTTGTACATCTTTTAGAAAATTTTGCTGGAACTGGCGAACCAGCAAAGCGAACTACTGGTCAAGTTTGGTATGATAGTGCCAATAAAAAGTTAAAATTTTATGACGGTACTAAGTTTAGAACAACTGGTGGCGCTGAAGTGGGCACCACAGAACCAGTAGGTTTAACTACAGGTGACTTTTGGTTCAACACGTCAACCAATCAACTGTATGCTTGGGATGGCGGCGAGTTTATTTTAGTTGGTCCACAAGCAGTTGCTGATGCAGAAACTACACAATTACGTTCTAGAAGCGTTGTAGATACTGCAAGTGCAACTCATGCTATTGTTGAAGCAGTTATAGATGGATCAACTGTTTATGTTATTAGTAGTGACGAGTTTACCCTAAATAATTCCCTTAATCCTATTACTGGTTTTAGTGTAATCAAAAAAGGTATTACCCTAATAAACACACCAAACGTAACTGGTGGAGTTGAAGTGGCTGGGGTAACTAGCTCTGATCATAGATTTTGGGGAACATCATCAAACGCATTAAAACTTGGCGGTGTTGATGCAAGTTTGTTTACAAGAAAAGACGTTTCAGAATACCCATCAGCAATACAAAGATTTGCTGACATTGGTTATACTGTAGGTAATGATAACGATTTACGTGTTTACATTGATGGAACAACCCCAACAATCCAAAATGATCTAAGTGATAGTATAGTTTTCAAAACTACACTAAGCGGAACAAAGATTCCACTTAGATTAGTAGGAGCTGATTTATTGCCTGGTGTTAATAATACATCAAATATTGGATCTAGTGCTTTAAGATATGCAACAATTTTTGCTACAAGTTTTAATGGTACAGCAACACAGTCTGATACATTAAATGTTGGTGGAACTTATAGAACTGCTTCAACTGCATCAAGTGTTAACACTATTGCGGCCAGAGATGGATCAGGCAACATTTATGCTAATCGTTTTGAAGGTGTTGCTTCTGAAGCAGAATACGCTGACTTAGCTGAAAAATATTTGACTGACGCTGAGTATACGGTTGGAACAGTTGTTACAGTTGGTGGTGAAAAAGAAGTTCGTGCATCAGTTTTTGGTGATCGTGCAATTGGCGTAATTTCAGCAGCACCTGCGTATCTAATGAACAGCAAAGCAGATGGACAACCAGTAGCACTTAAAGGCCGTGTGCCAGTACGTGTTGTGGGGTCTATAAAGAAAGGCGATAGATTAGTTGCATCAGACAATGGATGTGCCATACATGCTAGTTTCCATCAGTTTGCTGATGTGTTTGGAATAGCACTTGAGTCAAATAATGATGTAGCTGAAAAATTAGTTGAAGCAGTGATACTGTAATATAAATAGAAAGCAATTAAAAGAGAGAATTAGACATGCCAGGATCAGCAGGAATTTATCCAAAGAATGACGGTGATACCATTTATGCAGCCGATTACAACAATATTCAAGATACTGTTCAAACCCTTTTAGGCACAGGTCTTGCTGATCAAGGTTACGGTCAAGCCGTTGCTTCTACTCAAGTAGCAGTTGATACTAAAGTAACTGTAAGTCAGTGGACTACACTAAGAGGTGATTTACTTAAGATACGAACACATCAAACAGGTGTGGACGAAACTGGTAACTTAACAGTGCCAACAACTAGTGATAAAATTACTAATGAGTTTGTAAATCAATATAAAACATACGGAACAACTGCTACTACTAACAGATTCACGATTGCTAGTAATCAAGGACAAGAAGAGGCATTTGTTTCTAGACAAAGAACAACTGCTTGGAATGGAGTATTAACTCACACAGTTACAGTAACATTTGCCAGCGCAAATGCAGCTCGTCATTGGTTCAATGCAGGCGGACAATTTAGATTTACTGCCAGCAGAACAGGCGGAAGTGCATCTACTAAAAACAGCGTTTGGGAAACACTATTAAGTGACATGGCAGTTATCACACTTGCAGCCAACGGTACTACTTATAGTGGTACTGGCGGAACAGCTCAAACTAGTACTGGGTGGTATCAGTTAACTACATCTAACACAAAGATTTTTGAAAAACCAGCTGCCGCAGGTGTTTATAATGAAAATGATTATAACATCAATGCTCGTAAAAATGCCAATGACAATACAGCAACTGAATTAACACTTACTATTGAATTTAGAGATGATGATTCAGGTGATCAAAGACCTGTAGATCCAGGCACATTAGGTGCTGATGGTTTAGGTACAGCAGGACCTGGTATTGATGAAGATGTTGACGGAACATTGACTAGCGTAGTTAGAATTTTTAGACCAATCGGCAGCAACGTTGAATTAACTGCACCCGCAGTTTCTGAATCAGGTCTATAAACCAAAATACTTGACTTTTAACTCCTCACTCTTTATAATAGAGTAGAGGAGTTTCTATGGATGACAAGCTAAAACAAGCATTTGAAGTTGCCAATTATATGACCACGTTGGCTGATCAAAAGCGAATATTAGTTGAAGAATACCATCAAAATATCATATATTTTTTTAATGGTGGGTGTTTTCGTGCTGATAGAGAATTAATCAATTTCGTAAAAACATTGATTGATTTAGGCAGAAACGATACTGTTCTTATTGACAGTAACAACATGCCAGTAGATATAAAAAATCTAAAGAGTTTTTTAGATGAGATATTGGACACACATTTTTCAGCTATAAATTCTTATCATAACAAATACCAAAAACTTAGATCTTCTAGATCCGTTGAAAGTATCTTGGATCTATGACTCAAGGAATTTTGATATTTGCTTTCAATAATTCTGAAATAGACTATGTGTCTATTGCTGCCTACGCCGCTAAACAGGCTAAAAAATTCTTAAATTTACCTGTGTCTATAGTTACAAATCAATCTAGTTACGTGCAAGATAAATTTTCAGAAGTTTTTGACAAAGTTATTTTGTTTAATGATACAAGTACGCAAGTAAAAAGATTTTATAATGGATCTGACAGTTATAAATCAGCAGTTTGGCATAACGCTTCTAGATCAAATTGTTATGACTTTACACCATATGATGAAACTTTGGTAATTGATTCTGATTTTATTATAAACAGTGATTTTTTAAAATACTGCTGGACTCAACCTAATGATTTTTTAATTTATGATAATTCATTAGATTTAGCTAGTTGGCGTGATACATCAGAGTTTGACTACATTAGTCAGTATAGTATTAAATTTTATTGGGCAACTGTGTTCTTTTTTAGAAAAAATAAAAAAACAGAATTATTTTTTAATCTAGTCGAATACATTAAAAACAACTGGAACTATTATCAAAGATTGTATCAGTTGCCTAGTTTAAAATTTAGAAATGACCATGCATTTAGTATAGCTATTAATATTTTAGGCAATGATTTTGTAACTACTATCCCAAACAAATTAGCGTATATTACTGATAGAGATTATCTTTTAGAACATACTGATACAAAAATGAAATTTTTAATTCAGAAAAAAGGCCTATCAGATCAATATACAGCAATAAGCACTGCTAATATGGATATGCATGTAATGTCAAAATACAGCCTGTTACAAGTTATAGGAAATAATAATGAGTAAAGGGCATGTATTTTTAGCACAAAATAGTTCTGTTGATTATGTAACACAGGCTTATATGTTAGCTTGTACTATAAAACACAATAATAAAGTTCATAATCAAACTTGTTTAATTACTTCTGATAACGTACCTGATGAATATAGGCACGTATTTGATTATATCGTTCCAATACCAGGATATGATGATGCACAAAATAGTCAATGGAAAATACACAATCGTTGGAAAATCATACATGCAACACCTTTTAGAGAAAATTTAGTTTACGATACTGACATGTTGTTAGTTAGTTCTAATGACCATTGGTGGGATTTTTTGTCTAAGAAAGATGTGGTGTTAACTAGTTGTGTAAGGGATTACAAAGGAAGAATTGTAACTAATGATTTCTATAGAAAAACCTTCACAGAAAATAATTTACCAAATTGTTATCTAGGCGTACACTATTTTCAAAAAACTAATCGAGCATACGAATTTTATAAATGGTTAGAAATTATTACTAATAACTATGAATCCTTTTATGAAAAATTTGCCCCAAAGCATAAACAAAAATTTTGTAGTATGGATTTAAATGCTAGTTTAGCAATCAAATTTATGGATGCTGAACATGATTTTATGCTAGATATAACTACACCTTCGTTTATACATATGAAACCCGCAATACAAGGATGGTCATCGGCAAATAAATCATGGCAGGATACTGTAGCATATGATTATAATGGTAATTTAACTGTTGCTAATATTAAACAACAGGGTGTTTTTCATTATACGGAAGATGATTTTGTAAATAATAGGATTTTAGAAAAAATAAATGGATTATCTTACTGAGGAAGAGATAAAAATAGCGCAAACCCCGTACCAAGTACCAAAATTTGCCTATATATACTACAATGATCGTAGAGAAATCACTAGTATTTCTCCAATTAAGTACGACAATTTAGATTATTTAGAAGTAACATTTGACAGAGCCAAAGATTTTCTACAAGGTAAAAAAGATTTTGCAAGATATGATTTAGAATACTTTCGATCAAATACTGACAAAGTAGTTAATACTACACAACGAATTAGAAAATCAATTATACATGAAATACTGACAGTAGATACAAAAAATATTTGTGATGTAACATTAATACATAACAAAAATTATTGGCAAATTGATTTAAGCAGTAAAGTTATTGATGCTTTACAGCGACAAAATTTAAATTCTTCAATAAAATTCTTTGTTACTAAAAAATCAAATCCTAATTTTTTAATTAATAGTTTAGAAATAAAAGCAATTGATTTACTTTCTAAAAAAACAATAAAATTTTCTAGTAAAGAAGAAATGTTTTTAGATAATATTAGTGTATATACATACCCAGAATTTGATTCATATGGATTATTAAAAAATGGCAACAATTAACGTTTTAGATTGTGACATTATATATCTCAGCTATGATGAGCCTAATGCTGAAAAAAATTATGCTGACTTATTACACAAAGTACCTTGGGCAAAACGTGTGCATGGTGTTAAAGGTAGTGATAGTGCGCACAAAGCGTGTGCCAAACTTAGTGATACAGATAGATTTATAACTGTTGACGGTGATAACATCATTAAGGCAGATTTTATAAATCAAAAAGTAGATATAGACGATAGTGTAGATTTATCAAAAAGTGTTATTAGTTGGGGTGCGTACAATATCATCAATGGTTTAATTTATGGTAACGGTGGTATAAAATGTTGGCCTAAAGAATTTGTATTAAACATGCGTACACACGAAAATGCTGATCCAGAAAATATTAAAGCTCAAGTTGATTTTTGCTGGGACGCACACTATATCCAACAAAATGACTGTTATAGTGAAATTTATAACAATGCTACTCCTTTACAAGCATGGCGAGCAGGTTTTCGCGAAGGCGTAAAAATGACACTACTAGAAGGTACTAAATTAGCAGACCCTGGCCAGTGTAGAAAACGTATACATTGGAAAAATTTAGAACGTCTTATGGTTTGGAGTCACGTAGGTATGGATGTTGAAAATGGCATATGGGCCATTTATGGAGCAAGACATGGTTGTTACAAAACTAATTTAACTAATTGGGACTATCAAAACGTTAGAGATTTTGAATACCTAAATAATTTGTGGAACATTGAAGTAAAAAATAAAATTGACGAACTTAATATTTTAGATGAAATTCAAAAATTAGGTGATGAGATTACTAGACACATGGATGTGCCTATGGGATCAGTTGATGCTACAGCCAGCAAATTTTTTAAATTAGTTTATAGAAATCCTAGTAGAACAAAGGTAACTTAATGTACGATATAGTGTTTATTAGCTACCAAGAATTAAACGCAGAAGAAAACTGGCAAAAGTTAAAATCTAGATTTCCTATGACTATGCGTGTACATGGAGTCAAAGGAATTCATCAAGCACATATTCAAGCAGCCAAAAAAGCATTTACAAAAATGTTTTGGGTCGTTGACGGTGATGCAGGCGTGTTAGATAGTTTTGACTTTAATTATGTAGTTCCTGAAAAACAATTAAGTACGGTTCATGTATGGCGCAGTCGCAATCCAGTAAATGATTTAGAGTATGGAAATGGCGGAGTAAAGTTACTGCCAAGACAACTAACTATAGATATGGATATATCACGAACTGACATGACTACAAGTATTAGTAATCATTTTAAAGCAGTGCAAGAAGTCAGTAATGTTACATTGTTTAACACTGATCCGTTTAATACATGGCGCAGTGCTTTTAGGGAATGTGCAAAATTAGCAGGCAAAGTTATTGATAGACAAAAAAATGATGAAACTGAGTATAGATTAAATGTCTGGTGTACTGTTGGCAAAGAAAAACCTTACGGACAATTTGCATTAGAAGGTGCAATGTCTGGAAAATTGTATGGAACTCAATGGGGGCAAACTCCATCAGAAATGAAAAAAATTAATGATTTTGATTACTTAAAAAGTATATATGATCTTACAAGTGTAGAAGAAAAATGCAAATAAAAGATTACTTAGATAGATTTGAAATTTTATTTCCCAATAATGATACAGTAAAAGATTATCGTCGGGCCTACACCGATAAAGATTTGTCTAGTATTTTTAGACTAGTTAATAATGAAGATTTAAGAAAATCCGTAATGGAGGAAAACTTATACAGTATATTTAGAT